CGGTGGAACAAGATTCATCGGGCGGAATGCTCAAGGTGGCGCAGCAGCGTCAGATCATCGCCAAGGAAAGTGAGCGCCTATCCAAGCAGCGCAAGCTGGCGCAGGAACAAGCCGAAGCACTGGCGCGGCTTGCACGAACTGAAGCCGAGCGACTCGCCGAAGAAGAAACCGAACGGCAGTATGTCGATCTGGTCGCAAGGCTTTCAGTTGTCGAGCCTGAAGAACTGGCGAAGCCGGTAGAACTTGCGCCGGATGCGATTGATAAACTCGCGTCTATCGTTTCACAGACGCCGAAATATGATACACAAGCCGCTTTGTCTATATCCGATGAGACACAACCCGGACTGAATGCAATCAATGACGATGAGGCAATGGCGCTAATCATGATCCTGGCAGAAATAGACTGATGGCGACCGCGAATGAGAAGCTGCAAACCGCAGCTATCGACCATTCTTTTGATGGTATCCGCTATCAGAATCAAGTCGTCTATAAGGTTATCGCGCTACTCAATCGAACCGACAAGGATTTGTTTGTTCAACTGACGGCGGCATTGCAACATCTTCCGGTTTCGCAATTCACCGTCGAGCGGCTTGATTCGCTGCTTGCATCAGTTCGCCAGATCAATGCAACGGCCTATCAGAAGATCCGCCATGAACTGCAAACGGAACTCGCCGACCTAGTAGCCTATGAGCAAGGCTATCAGCATCAGCTATTCCAGAACACGCTGCCAGTCACGTTTGAAGTCGCTACGGTGCCAGTAGCGCAAGTCGTATCGTCGGCAATGGCTAGGCCGTTTCAAGGCCGGCTGTTGTCGGAATGGATGGCCGGATTGGAAGCCGAGAAAGCCGCGAAGATTCGGGACGCTATCAGAATCGGCTATGTGGAAGGTCAGACGATACAAGAGATGGTGCAGCGCATCAGAGGGACCAAGGCTCGGCAGTATCAGGATGGGATACTGGAAATCACGCGCCGTAATGCCGAAACCATCGTGCGGACGGCGGTCAGTCACACGGCGAACCATACTCGGCAGAAGTTCGCAGAAGCCAATGATGATCTGGTCAAAGGCGTAAAGTGGTTGAGTACACTTGACGGAAAAACATCCGACGTTTGTATTTCCAGGGATTCAAAAGTTTATCCTGTCGATTCTGGCCCGCGTCCTCCGGCTCATTTTAACTGTCGTTCAACGACGACTTTTGTGCTTAAGTCCTTCCGGGAATTGAACATTGACCTAAAGGAATTGCCAGAAGGTTCACGCTCCAGCATGGACGGCCAAGTTCCTGCAAGCATGACCTATAATGAATGGCTGAAAGGCAAGGATTCAACCTTTCAGGATAAGGTTCTAGGGCCGACGCGAGCTAAACTATTCCGCGAAGGCATGCCGGTTGATCGCTTCGTCAATAAGGCGGGCGACCGTTTGACATTGGACGAACTGCGGAAACGTGACGCGGAATACTTCAGGAAGGCCGGGCTATGACTGAAGATGGTTATTGGTGTGTTGTGTGCGAAAGATACTTAGTATCAGATGAACTAGGAGTTATTGTGCATGATGACGTGCCGCACCCGGAAAACATGACTTTTGACGAAGATGAAAGGCCGCAATGAGTGAGATTGGAATTGCTCATTTTTGCTTAGGAAACGGCGCGCTTAAATGCGACGGTTGCAAACAAGAAAAGAACTGGCAGACGCTTAACCAAATGCCAGATCCATTGCGTAAAACACTGCAAGCGCAGGCGCAACGCATTGACGACACAGAATGTATTCTGTCTGGTCGGCCTTGGTATGTTGCATAATTAAAATGCTTAAAGTAGTCGCCGACAATGCCGAACCAGACAAGCCGAAGCGCGTTCGCCTGTCGTCTGTCTCGCCGCGCTGCCCGATCTGCAAATCGAACACATGGATCATGGTCAATATAGGGCCGGCTAATGTCATTGCCGGGACGAAGCCTGTTAAGCAAAGGTGCTGCGTGTTTTGTCTGAGCCAAGGGAATGTGACAACGTGGTAGTTGCATTCCGCATAACACAATGCTAGGATACTGACGCGGCGGATTCGTTCGCCCAAAGATTTACAGATCGTTGGCCGGAAATTCAATCAAGCACCGGCATCTGGAGACGGCAACCACGACTGATGATGGATTAATGCCTGAAACTCTAAAGAGTCTCGTGGAATTGCCCCAGCCGTCTGAATAAATGGCAATCACTTGATTGATGGCGCCCCGGAAAGACGGGGAAGATTACCAAGGCCAGCCTAGAGCTGGCTTTTTTGCGTCAAAGATTACCGAAGCCTCGAACCTTAACTGGTCCGGGGCTTTTTGTTTGCCTATTGCCGGATGGTGAATGGGTGCTTGGCTCGGATGAGCTATCAATGGCCGGATGGCCTGGGAGTGTTTCATGAAGTTGAAGCTAGACGACAAGGGCAACGTAGTTGTTCAGGATGGCAAGCCGGTATTTGTGCATGACGACGGAAAAGAAGTGGCGTTCGATGCCGTTTCGACAGTCGCAACAATTTCCCGGCTCAATGCCGAGGCAAAGCAACACCGCGAACGGGCAGAAGCCGCTGAGAAGTCGCTGAAGTCGTTTGACGGCATCGCCGATCCTGTAGCAGCTTTGAAGGCGCTCGAAACCGTTTCAAATCTCGACCACAAGAAACTGATTGACGCGGGCGAGGTGGAAAAGGTCAAGGGTGAAATCACCAAGGCTTTCCAGGCGCAGCTTGACGAAGCGAACGGCAAGTCCAAGACGTTGGAACAGGCGCTCTACGGTGAAAAGGTTGGCGGGGCATTTGCCCGGTCCAAGATGATCGCCGAAAAGCTCGCCATTCCTGCTGACATGGTGCAAGCGCGTTTCGGTCAGGCGTTCAAGATCGAAGGCGACAAGACGGTTGCCTACGATGCGTCAGGTAACAAGATTTTTTCACGCGCACGCCCTGGCGAACTCGCCGACTTCGACGAAGCACTCGAAACACTCATTGAGCAGTACCCGTATAAGGAACACATCCTGAAAAGCTCCGGCGCCTCTGGCGGCGGTGCGCAGGGAAGTGGAACCGGAGGCGGTGGAAAACAAACACGCACGCGCCAGCAGTTCGAGCAAATGATGCCCGGTGAAAGGGCTAGTTTTGCAAAGGACATGAAGGAAGGCCGCGCACTGATTACTGATTAAAAGGAGTTACACAAATGGCCGCTCTTACCCTTACCAGCCTGATCCCCTCGATTTACGAGGCTATGGACGTTGTTTCGCGTGAAGCTGTCGGCTTCATTCCTGCGGTTGCCCGCGATTCGCAAGCCGCTCGCGCCGCTGTCGGCCAGTCCGTCATTTCTCCGGTTGTTGGTGCGATGTCTTCGGAAAACCTGACCGCTGCCGCGTATGCTGCCGACACCCCGGCGCAGACGATCAACAACGTGCAGATGACAATCTCCAAGGCCAAGTCTGTTCCGTTCGGTATCACCGGCGAGGAAACCGTCGCCCTGAATAGCGCCGGCACCTTGCAGACGATCAATCGTGACCGTATCGCTCAGGCCATCCGTACCCTGACCAACGAAGTCGAAGCCGACCTGGCCGCACTGCATGTCGAAGCCTCGCGTGCGTATGGCACCTACAACGGCACGCCGTTTAGCTCCGCTGGCGTGCTGACCGACTTTGCCGAAGCGCAACGCATCCTTGATGAAAACGGCGCTCCGCAGTCCGACCGTCACATCGTCCTGTCTTCAACCAACGTCGCCCGCCTGCGGGGCGTTCAGTCGGTGCTATTCAAGGTCAATGAATCCGGCACCGATTCCATGCTTCGTGAAGGTTCGCTCGGTCGCGTTGAAGGTCTTGATATTCACTACTCGAACGCAGTGAAGAAGGCCGTTACCGTAGGCACCGTCACCGCTACCGTGGATGCCACTGGCTACGCTGTCGGTTCGACCAGTTTCACCCTGTCGGCTGCTGCCGTCGCATTGCTGGCTGGTGACATCATCACCTTTGCCGGCGATACGAATCAGTATGTCGTCAAGACTGCTGTTTCCGGCACTGGTGGAACGCTGGTTATCCAAGAGCCTGGAATCAAGGTCGCCATGTCTGCGGCAACCAAGGCAATCACCGTCATTGCTGCGACCGACCGCAACATGTACTTCCAGCGTTCGGCGATTCAACTGGCTACCCGCGCACCGGCCATGCCGGAAGAAGGTGACGCCGCCGATGATGTCATGCTCGTGACTGATCCTGTCTCTGGGATCACGTATGAATTCGTGATTTACAAACAGAAACGTCAGGTTCGCTATGAGGTCAATTTGGCGTGGGGCGCAAAGGTTATTGCACCGCGTCATTGCGGCCTGCTCATCGGCGCCTAATGAAGTACGGGCGGGGTTTCGGCTCCGCCCATTTCCGAGGATAGATAAATGTCTGCTGTTCCTGTTGTACGCATTGTTTGGCCGGCTAATGAGGAATACGGCGGATTCGTTGAAATAAACGAGTCTGACTTTGATCCTGAAAAGCATGTGCTGTTTGAGCAGTGCGCAGAACCGGAAAAGCCGAAACGTGGCCGCAAGCCGAAAGAGAAGGTTGAAGAATGAGCCTTATCACGGAAGATGGCACTGGCCGAGATGACAGTGAATCGTATGTCACTGTATCGTTTGCCGACAACTACGCGACCGCCCACGGCCTGACTGCTTGGACTGGCGCTGATTCCGTAAAAGAGGCCGCATTGCGCAACGCTACTCAGTATATCGACACGACCTACAATTTCCGCTCCGCCAAGTCATACCAGTATCAAGCCCTTGAATTCCCGCGTCAGATGTGGGATTGGGAACTTGACCCGCTCATGACGCGCCTACGTTCTGCGACTGTTGAACTGGCGGTAAATGCTTTGACTGAAAGCCTGTTCTCCGATGTGGAATCATCCGTAGTCACTCGCGTGACGGTTGGGCCAATCACGAAGGTTACTGAGCCAATATCTACTGCTGGGCAGAAGCGATTTGCCAATGTGGATGCACTTCTGAAGCAATTGACTACCGGCCTCGGTGGCGTCGCTGTGGTTCGCGCATGAATCATAAGCGAGGGCGTCCAAAGAATCGCCGTTCAGGCTGCCTTATGTGTAAGCCGAATAAGATGAACGGATGGAATAAAATTAAATACGCACATACAGGATTTGGAAAGCTGCGTGATGAATTTCACGCGCGCATTGATGAGTTAGAACGATGACCTTCTACAGCGACATGGCGACCACTGCCGACGAACTCATTACCGAGTTCGGGCAATCCGTCACGCTGAAGGTATCCGCTGGCGCCGCCTATGATCCTGAAACCGGGGCAAGCGTCGTTACCTACACCGATCAATCAGGGCATGGCTGCGTTGTCGATTTCGACAAGAAACTGATTGACGGTACGAAGGTACGCATTGGTGATAAGCTCGTATTGATGTCTCCGCTTGGCATCTCAGAACCGAAAGACGGCGACCAGTTGGTTATCGGTGCAGATACTTGGCAACTTGTCCCGCCCGTGACAGTCACCGCGCCGGCTGGCGTTGCGGTGTTATACGAAGTCCAGGTGCGCAAATGACATTCGCGCTTGATCTGAGCAAGGCTATCGAGAAGGCGAAAGACAAGGCCGAACTGGCCGTGCGTCATATCGCCATTGATCTATTTAACGGCGTGATTGAAATGTCTCCAGTTGCCCACCCGCCATCGTGGAAAAGCGTAATCGAATGGGAGGCAAGGAAGGCAGCAGGAACAACCAAGGCAAAAAGCCCGGCAGACGGTTATATCGGCGGACATTTCAGAAGGAACTGGAATTGTTCTATCGGTTCGCCTGACCTTTCAACCACTGACGAAACAGACGCATCTGGAAGCATTGCAAAAGCAAAGGTCAATGCCGTTGTTATGAGCTATACGCTAAACGGGCAAAGCATATTTCTATGCAACTCACTTGAATACGCACAAGCACTTGAAGAAGGCCACTCAGGGCAGGCGCCTGTTGGCATGGTTCGCGTGTCTATCGCTCGCATGAACGCTCACGGCTATGTCTGACAAAACCATCCGCGCCGCGCTTGAGAGCAGACTAGCGACATGGGCGGCCACGCAATCGCTCACGGTGCAATATCAGAACGTGC